CGATGAGTGCTGATGAAATGTATCCATTAGCCGAAGATGAAGTTACAGGCATCTCGGCTGATGATGCAAATTCTTGGCTCAGACGATTTTTATTTGTATATAACAAATTTGAATCGACCTACTTGGACAAGTCTCAATATTGCTCGAACTTAGAGTTTGCAAGAGTCAGAGAAAACGCGGGTCTAGGAGTATTCTTTGCTGTTAATCCGCTTCTCTTTGGATAACAATTTATCGATAAAGCTGTCATATTGGCAGCTTTTTTTGTGATCTTATAAAGGCCTTAGACTCCAGTTATACCAAGGCATCCCAAGGAAATCCAGTCATAGCAAGGTATTAAGGCCTGTGGCATTGCTTCACCCAAGAGCCTGCGTAAGGCCTTGTATCCTAAAGGTACTATATGACCTCCAAATCATTAAGGCCTGTCGTAGAGCCTCCCAGACAATTGTTCGTCCCTTTAGTATATTAAAGCTATAAACTCACATCCTTATGGCTGACAGTTCTTCACAAGTTCCTATAAAAGATTTACAGAATGATCCAAAGAATGCAAGGAAAAGAACTTCACAATCAAAGTTCTTAATTGAAGAGTCTCTTCGGCGTTATGGTGCAGCAAGGTCGATTGTCATTGATGAAGAGAACCGAGTTCTAGCTGGAAATGGAACCATTGAAGGCGCGAAAGCTGCTGGAATATCCAATGTAAGAGTGATTGAAACAGATGGAGATGAGATAATTGCCGTCAAAAGGAAAGGATTATCTGAAGATGAAAAAGTCGGACTTGCCTTGGCTGATAACAGAACTGCCGACTTGTCTGAATGGGATGCCGAAATGCTTCATCAATTATCTGAAGAAACCGACATAGGACCATGGTTCTCCGAAGATGATGTCAATGAATTGCTTGGTAAGGCCGAAGAAGAAGACCTTGATGAAGATCTCTCAGACGATCAGTCTTTAAAATTAACCGGCACCTATCAAATATTGGTCGACTGTGTTGATGAAATTGAACAAACCGCGACCTTAGAAACTTTATTAAAGGAGGGCTTAAAATGCCGAGCTTTAAATTCATAAGAGAGTCCGAAGTTCAAAGAACACCAAGAGTCGTACAGCTTGAAGGTATGTTCGACATTGAACCTGAACTTAAGTCGACTGTTGAATGGGATATTGATATTCCTTATGACGATTTTGATTGGAACATTGGTGTAATTGTCGGCCCTTCAGGATGTGGCAAATCATCTATTGCAGCCGAACTTTTTGGAGATAAAGTCGCACAAGAATATCAATGGGACGCTAAAAAAAGCATTGTCGATTCTTTTCCTAAATCAATGTCGATTAAGGAAGTAACAACTTTGCTTTCTAGTGTCGGCTTTTGTTCTCCTCCTTCATGGTTAAGGCCGTATCATGTTCTTTCCAATGGCGAACAATTTAGAGTCGGCATCGCCAGAGGTTTAGCCGAGTCGCCTGATCTTTTAGTCGTTGACGAATTTACAAGTGTCGTTGATCGGACTGTTGCTCAAATCGGTTCGGCTGCTGTTGCTAAAGCGATTCGGAAAAGAAAACAAAAATTTGTAGCCGTTTCTTGCCATTACGATATTCTCGAATGGCTCCAGCCTGATTGGGTTTATGATCCTTCTAACGCGACATTTGCTCGCGACTGTCTTCGGCGACCGCAAATCACTCTTGATGTTGAACCCGTTCCTGCAAAAAAATATTGGCCGATCTTCAGTAAGTATCACTATTTAGCAAAAAATATTCACCCCGGAAGTAAAGCTTTTTGTGCGTTTTATAAAGGTCGGCCTATTGCAATGACAGCCGTTTTAATTATTCCGCATCCGAAAGGTGCAAGATGGAAAGAACACCGAACTGTATGTTTACCCGATTATCAAGGAATTGGAATCGGCAATGCTTTGAGTAACTTTATTGCAGGAGTTTTTTATGGAGTAAAAAAAAGGAAGTATCTTTCAGTTACGGCTAATCCTGCAATGGTTGCTTATAGAGCGCGATCTCCATTTTGGAATATGACTAGAAAACCCGAAAATAATTGTATTCAACGTCCGCGAAGAAATCTTCCTGCAAAAAGTAAAGCGATGACCGAATGGAGAAAAGCTCTTTCGGCTGACCGAATTACTGCTTCTTTCCGCTATGTTGGTCCTAAGAATCCTGATGCTGCAATTAAACTCGGCCTAATGTAAAAATGTCCCGAATTACTTCCGCAGAAAAAGAATATCGCGTTGATCGACTTACTAGGATCATCGCTAATGGTGGAAGAAGATCCGATTGCGTTGCTTTTGCAGCAAAGAACTGGGGGGTATCTGCATCGGCTGTAGATCCTTATTTAGCGGCTGCTAGAGAGAAGCTCAAAGCCGACTTTGATATAGAACGACCTCAGATGGTGGCCGATCTTTTGAATCAATGTGCGACCTTACAGATGGAAGCCCGAAGAACGGGCCAATTACATATTGCATTGGGCGCGATTAATACAGCAGCAAAACTCGCACAACTCTGCTCATGAGTATCTTGACCATGGCGCGAACTGGTCATGTATTACAGAAATTAAATCAAGGAAAAGTCGGCTTAAATTTTGAAGAAGTAATTGAAAAGATGAAGCACGATCTTCATCCTGCACAGAGAGCTTTTGCAACCGATGATACTACTGAAATACTCGGCCTTTGTGCTGGATATGGTTCAGGTAAAACTCGTGCTTTAATTTGTAAAACCGTCTTTCTTGCATGGTTGAATCAGGGATTTACTGGATGTGTGATGGAGCCGACTGGGCCATTAATACGCGACATTTGGATTCATGCTTTTAACTCGGTTTTGGATGACTATGAATTGCCTTATACATTCCGAGCTTCACCTTTACCTGAATATATATTGCATTTTCCGGGTGGAGATACCAGAATCCTTTGCCGATCTTTTGAAAATACAAGCCGCATTATTGGACTTGATTTAGCCTTTGTCCTCGCGGATGAGATTGATACTGTTAATCCGAAAACATGTGATGAAGCTTTTCCGAGAATCCTTGGTCGTCTTAGATCAGGAAATGTAAGACAATTTGCAGCCGCATCAACACCTGAAGGTTTTAGATGGATGTGGAAAAATCTCGGCTCAGAAGAAGCACAAGAAAAAAAAGATCGGAAATTAATAAAAATGCGTACTGTTGATAATCCGCATTTGCCTCAAGACTTCATAGATCGGATGAAGGCAAACTATGACCCGAACTTATTACAGGCATATTTAAACGGCGAATTTGTAAACCTTACAAGCGGCCAAGTTTATGACAGATTTGATCGCGATAAACATATAACAAATGAGGAAGTAAATACCGAAAATGAACCTTTAAGAATCGGTGTAGACTTTAACGTGACCAATATGTCGGCTGTGATTGGTATTAGACGCGGTAATAACTTTATAGTTATTGATGAAATTAGCGGCAGCCATGATACAGATACACTCGGCAGAGAGATTAGAGATCGTTATCCGAACCATATAATTTATATGTATCCAGACGCGAGTGGAGGAAACAGATCTACCAATGCAACTCGGACTGATATACAAATACTGCAAAATTCTTATCGATTTAGTAATCAAGCACCTTCGGCTAATCCACCTGTAAGAGATAGAGTTTTATCGGTTCAAGCAATGTTGGAGAATGGTAAAGGCGAAACTCGGATTAAAATATCTTCAAAATGTAAACGACTTATTGAATGTTTAGAATTACAATCGTATAACGACAAACAAGAACCCGACAAAGATGCAGGATATGATCACATGAATGACGCACTTGGTTATATCATTTGGCGCGACTTTAATCCATTGCATAGTCGGGCTGGAAGAGGAACAGGCGTTAGACTGTATTAAAATGCCGACTTTTAAGTGAAATGAATCCGTATCACGATCCTAAATCAGGTCGATTTACTACTTCTGGAGCGAGAAGCGGTGCAGGTACAACCCCTAAAGCCGATGCAGCTAAAAAAGCATTAGTTAAACGGCATTCTAAATTAGCGGCAACCGAAGGTAAGTTATATCGTCAAACTACATCTCCTACTTCGCGAAAGATTGTTAGCAATTTTCAGTTACAACGGCAAACAACTGAAAAAAGTTATGGAATGGCTCAAGCTAAATCGATAGCAAAAGGCCGAGCAAAAGCAAAAGCAAGAACATTAAAATCGGCACAAGCAGGAACAGGGCCGAGAGTTAAAGGAACAAACCGAGTTTCAGGTTCTACAGCAAGAAATTTATCGGCAAAAGCTCCAAAAAATACAGGTGGGTCGAAGTTAAGAAGTGGAGCAACTAATAAAGCTAGAAGTAAGTCGGTTACAGTAGTAAATTCGGCTTTAGCTAATGCAAAATCTTCAGATTACGGGAAAAAATTAACAGCAGCACAAAGAAGTGAAATAAAACGCGATATTCGGATGAAAGGAATGACGATTCCCGGAAAAAGAACTTTGGCTCAAAAAACGTATGAGCATCTTTTATTGCAAGAAGGTTATCGAGGTTAGAGATGAACGGCTTAAACTATTTCAATAAATCGAGGTTCTAATTGTGTATAGCGGCTTCAATCATTTAAATAGAGGAAAAATCGCGAGAGTCTCTCGTGTTAATGATCCAAATACGGCATGGATGAATCAGGAGCCGCACTGGGTTTTGATTGAAGATTTAGTCGGTGGAACTTATGAAATGAGACGGCGACATAGGAAATATCTTCCTCAAGAACCTCGCGAATTAGATGAGTCATATGACAATCGACTTGCAAGATCCGTATGTCCACCTTATTACCAAAGGCTAGAACGGATGTTGGCAGGAATGTTAATCCGTAAGCCGATTAGATTGAATGATGTCTCGGATGTAGTCAGTGAACAGCTTTTTGATGTCGACTTACAAGGCAATGATATGAATGT